TCATCACTCAGAAAATTAATTAATTTACCATATGGTTGCCAATCAGATCTATAAACATTGTTACTCTTTTCGTAAACATCGGAACCAGAACAGTTGTATACTCTCTTTGATCTGTAACATATATCAAGACCAAGTTGATCAATTGTCTTTTGCCTATCACTACCAGTCACCAGATATACATCATGTTTGCAACAGAATTTAATCATGTATGCTTCAAATGACAAATCAATTTGTTGACGACTATCTGTTAGAGTGCCGTCAACATCAAAGATAAATTTCTTCACTTACTCAGATTCTGTAGTTTTGTTTTTCTTTCCGATGATATACTTTTGTTCTAGAATCCAATCACCCTTATCTTTATAAGATAGAACTTTGATTTGGTTCAATGGTGCAATGTCTGCTACTGAACCCTCTTGAACAATAGTAATCAATCCCCAGTCTGCAAGAAGACGAGTGATACGATTTCTACGTTGAACATCGTTAATAGTAAGGTTAGCATGTTTTCCGTCAAGTGCAAACAGCTCCTTGAAGTGAACAATAAAATATTTACCTTGCTTATGTAATATATGACAACTTTGATATAACTTCTTTTCTTTTCTGGATGCTACTCCAATTCTTGTGAGTGTTTCTCTAACCTTTAAAAAATCATCTGGTTCATTTAAGACCACCTCTAGCATCTGATCTTGAGACCAATCTACAGTAGGTTCAACCGTCATAGTCATTTCGTTCCTCCAATGTCAAGTCGTTGTTTAATAAAATTAATTTGTTCAGGGGTTAATATCTTCAAAGCATTAGATGCTTTTTCGTTACTATATCCATAGTATTGTTTGACGATTTCAAGATCCGTGACTTTATCCTTACGGAGCCAGGGAGAAAATCTTCTCTTTTTCCTAAGTGTATTTAGATAAAATGAATATTGGAGGTCTTTATCTAAGTTAGGAAACTTATTCATCTCATTGGCAAACATAATACAATCAAGGTGGCCAGATAGACAACGATTGACTATGTATGGAGGATATTTACTGATAACATCAGGGTCTTCTTCTATCAGATTCTCCTTTGTAAAGTTAATAGAGTTCAACCAATCTTTAAGTTCCATCACCATCCTCAAAATAATTTGCACAAGAACAAACAAGATTACGATCTCCATAAACATTGTCAATTCTTGATACAGCAGGCCAAAATTTATTATCCTGATCTACAGGATATGCTGCTTGCTCACGACTATAATTATACACCCATTCTGAAGAACATACAACCTTTGCAGTATGTGGTGCATTCTTTAGTATATCTTTATTAGTAAATATTTCTCTGCTTATCATTTCCATTGCATCTACAAATCTCTGAAGTTCATCTAACGATTCACTTTCAGTTGGTTCAACCATCATAGTGTTTAATACAGGCCATGATAATGTAGGTGCATGGAAACCATAATCCATCAATCTCTTTGCAACATCCTCTGCAGTAACAGGTAATGTTCTACAATCAAATATACATTCATGTGCGATTCTATCATTAGCACCTTTGTATAACACTTTGAAGTATGGATCTATTTTATGTGCCAACCAATTAGCAGTTAATAAAGATACCTCTGTTGCTTTCTGCAATCCATCACGACCCATCATACGAATATACATCCAACTGATAGGTAGTATACTTGCACTACCATATTCTGCTGATGATACTCTATGAGTGACAAAAGGTGTTAGATGTTTTGCAACACCAATTGGCCCTACTCCAGGCCCACCACCTCCATGTGGTATGCAAAATGTTTTATGTAGATTAAGATGACATACATCTGCACCATAATCACATGGTTTAGCAACACATACCTGTGCATTTAGATTTGCACCATCAAGATATACCTGACCACCATTGTCATGAACAATTCTACAGATATCTTTGATTGTAGATTCAAATACACCATGAGTTGATGGGTATGTAATCATAATACAAGAGAGTTCAAATGTATTCATGATTGCTTTCTTTTCTAAATCTTTCAAATCAATATTCCCATCTTCATCACAATTTACAGGAACTATCTTCATACCTGCCATGACTGCTGATGCAGGATTAGTTCCGTGTGCACTTGTAGGAATCAGACATACATTTCTTTTATCATCACCCTGACTTCTATGATATTCTTGTATTGCTAATAGACCTGCATACTCACCCTGTGACCCTGCGTTTGGTTGTAATGATATTGAATCAAATCCTGTAATCTCACACAACCATCCTTTTAATTCGTTGATAATAATATCATATCCTTCAGTCTGACCTCTAGGTGCAAATGGATGCATGTTTGCAAACTCAGGCCATGATACTGGCATCAATTCTGCTGCTGCATTTAATTTCATAGTACAACTACCAAGTGGTATCATACCATTAACCAATGAAAAATCTTTTTGAACTAACTCATTGATATATCTCATCATATTAGTTTCACTATGATACTTCGTAAATACATCTTGTTGCAACCAAGGTTTAGTTCTCTCTGGTATGCTCAACCATTTATAATTTCCTACAGATTCAACTACATGCTGAATAGTATCCCACTTATTAACTAGATCTTGTTGTGACCATATAATTTCTTTTACTTCTTGTAATGTTGTAAGTTCATCTAATGTTATTAATGTATATCCATCTTCATATCTAACATTATATCCTTCTAGTGCAAGGAAACTTTTAAATCTACTAGTATCAAATCCCTCTGTTTTATCAACCTCAATTCCTAACCATGTCAATGCCGTCATCAACACTTCTCTATAAAGTAATATTCTCTTTGCAATTTTTCTAAGACCCTCTACTCCATGATATGCAGCATAGAAACCAGACATGTTTGCAAGTAATGCCTGTGCTGTGCATATATTACTTGTTGCTTTATCTCTACGAATATGTTGTTCTCTTGTTTGTAGTGCTAATCGTAATGCTTTATTACCTTGACTGTCTATTGACTGACCTACAATTCTACCAGGTATCTTTCTTTTATACTTATCAGTTACAGCAAAGAATGCAGCATGTGGCCCACCAAATCCCATTGGTATACCAAACCTTTGCATACTACCAACTGCTATATCAAATCCCATTTCTCCTACAGGTTTCATCAATACCTGACACATAGGATCTACAACTGCAATCTTCATACACTTATATACATCTGCGACTCTGAGTAATGGTTCATAGTAATTTAATTTACCATGATTATTTGGCATTTGCACAAGAACTCCAAATGCTTTTTCAACATCTTCTAATGCAACATCTCCACTTAAATCAAGTTCTAATATTTTGATTCCTAGTGGATGAGCTCTTGTTTCTAATACCGCTAATGTTTGTGGAAATACTTTGTTATCAACAAGAAATACATTTTTCTTAGATGCACTATGAGCAAGTAACATTGCTTCAGCAGCTGCCGTTCCCTCATCTAACAAAGATGCATTCGCAACTGGTAATCCAGTGAGTTCTGTAATCAGTGTTTGATAATTAAATAATGCTTCTAATCTACCTTGTGAGATCTCTGCCTGATATGGTGTATAAGATGTATACCATGCAGGATTTTCAAATACATTTCTCTGTATCACTGGTGGTGTAATCGTGCCATAATATCCCTGACCAATCAATGATCTTTTGACTTTATTTCTTCCTGCCAGTTCTTTTAAATCTGTAAGTGCTTCTTGTTCACTACATCCATCTGGTAATTTATTATCACCTCTTAGAAGTATGGAATCTGGAACTATTTGTCTTACAAGTTCATCTATACTTGAAAGACCCAAATCGTTTAACATTTGAGTCTGTTCTTGTTCTGATGGGCCTATGTGTCTAGAGGTAAATTCTGTCATCTATTATCGAATGATTTGAATGTCATCATCTTGAGACCAGAGTTCAACTTTATCTCTGAATCTATTATCTCTTTTCAGAGTTTCATATCTCTTAGTTGCTTTTCTTTTCCACCATGAGATAATATTATCTAGGTGAAATTTATCCCAGTTCTGGCCATGAATTAATTTATCTTGATCTCCACGAATAACTTCACGAACATTACCATAACCATAATCAGATATATAAAATCTTTTCTTTTGTGTCAGACCAAATGCCATTTCAATCACAGAATTAAAGTGTTGTAATTTATTCTCATCTTTCAATGACTTCTTAATACTTGCAATCATTTTAGTTTGCCTCTTCATCTTCTTGGATGATGCCTTATTATCTGTCAAAGGTGTATTGTTATTAAGCAAAGTAAAATGATCATGTAGTTTATGAAAAACTCTGTCATGTAATAAAGGTAGAAACTTACTCTCTGTCAATCCTTTGTATCTAAAGAATGGTTTTAATCCATCATACTGTGATGCTGATGTAGTAGAACCATATAAAGATGTGGTTTCAAATAATGCAATGTCTTTCTCAAATACTTTATTGAGTGTTTCTCTTGCAAAGTGTGATACACAAAGAAGTGCAAGTAACTTACCACCAAGATAATTATATCCAAAAGGTTGTGATGGAACAATCACAAATCCCATAGCAGTATGACGATTCAGTAAAGAAAGATTTGCAGGTTGACCTAACCATAAGTTTCTCGGTTTTGAATTGATAGTAGGAGATCCAAAACGTATGAATCCTACAATCTTCTGCGTTTTCTTTTCATATACCATCCAACGTAATTCTCTACCAGGTATATTACTTTCATTATTGTGTGATGAAACTGCTGCTAGTAAATTCTTATAGTGATCTTGAGGTAATGAATTTGGAAAACGATCTCCTATAAATCGAATCTCAAACTCCATCTCCTCTGGTGATATATCTTCATTAAAGAATTCATCCTCATGAGACATCAGAGGATTTGTTTTAGGAACAAGTTCCCTTTTAACAAAACGAAGATAATCTTCTATAGAAGTAAAGTTGCCAAAATAATTAATAAATTCATCGGCAGCCCATGTAGCATCTGCTTCACTTATCAGCATCTATTTCTTTCCAAATGATGTAATCATCAGGATCAAGATCCTCTAGATATACAACACC